ATCATCTGCCATGACTTCACGCTCTATCGATATCTTGTGCCGAAGCATCCCTGAATGTATTTCACCGCATTTCATAATATTCCTGCCTTAGTTTATCGTATATTTTAAAAGCCTTTTTGTTCCGGTTTAGTCTTTTCATGTATTTAAGTTTATCACCATTTAAGTAATTTCTCAATGTTTCTTTTAAATGAAGTATACAGGTATCTTTGCGTAAGGTGTTCCAGTCTGCTTCGCATGAATTATAAACCCGGCAAGGAAGCTCAAGCAGTTTAGCCCCAGTTATCCATTTATTTTTAATCAGATAATATAATGCCGGCTGATTAGTTCCAGAACACAGACTGCTCCAGTAGGTATAAAAGGACTTATTGCTCTGCATTAAATCGTTGGTATCGGTCCAGTGCTGAAAAAACTTTTTTGCCATAGCTGTGTTCTTTACAAATACAACACCTGAATTCACCGGAACTTTTGTGTGTTTCCTTCCGGTATAAGCAAAGTCAAAAGTGTTCTTAAAAACTCCAGAAACATCCTTTAAGAATATAACATCACAATCACAGAGGATTAAATCCTCTTTGCTGTTCTGGACTGCTGTATTCCAGACATCAAGCTTTCTGGTTAACGATTTATGGATTATCATTTCCTCAAGAGTATTAGATATTGGACTGCTGTAAGTTACGGCTTTTGTTAAATCAATTTCCGGTCGTATTACTTCTACTTCTATTTCCGGCATTTGCTTTTTAGCTGAATATAAGAATAATTCAATCAGGTGGTCGTAATTCTCTTTCTCATTGTAGTAACAGGTAACAATTTTCATTTACTGCCTCACGCTTTAATACGGTGATTTCTGGCTTAATCCGGTATACCTTTCTGCGTAATCGTGTCCGCAATTTTGTTTTTATTTCGTTGTAATATTTACCGCCAACCATATAATCGGTTATTGCCGTGTTCGATGTTTCATGAAGTCTGCGGATATACAGAGCCGGCAACCTGCTTTCTGCTGTCTTTATATTGTCCAGATTTATAAAAGCCTTTGCCCTATTTGAAAAATCAGTATCACAATATGACCTGTAATGATAAAAACCTCCGAGCTTTTTATATATGTCAGCCCGAACCCCTATCCTTCCTGCAAGTTTCCTATGAGGTTTTATTGTGTTTAATTCTGAATCTCCAACATCAAAAGGAGCTTTAAAAAATCCGTGTTCCTCTACCATTTTAATCATGGTCATAATATATTCAGGATAAGCAATATCATCTGCATCAAAGAGCAAATATATATCTGCCGGATTTACTGCTATCATCGAGTCGACCATAGCAAACAGCCCGATGTTTTTTTCTGGATAATAAAAAGGTATCTTATTCTCCCTGAATAATTCTTTTGTCTGTTCGCAATTATCGACTCCAATTATTATTTTAACTGTGTAATTATCTGGAATGTTTTGTGCTGACAAACTCCCGATACAGGTAAGTAGCCACTCTGGCTTTTCATTGTAACAGGATATAAGAATATTGCAGGATTTCATTTTCTTGCTATCCAGACATAATCATCTGCCTGTGTAATATCCGGAAAGATTTCATCTACTGCTTTTTTTACATCAGGGTGGTTCGGGTGGTCGTAATCATGCCCCATTATAAAACCGCCTTTCTTTACTTTCCCCTTCCATGCTTTTATATCTGCTTTTACTCCTTCGTAATCGTGTCTGGCATCTATAAACACAAAGTCCAGTTTTTCGGTTACCAGTTTTGCAGCTTCAATCGAATCCATTTTAAGTATTTTTGTCCTATGTGGAAAAGTTGTTTGCAGCTTCCTTACCAGTCTGTATGCATCATTGAAATGCTTCTGCGGTTTATGGGTCATCGGGTTTGTTGTTTCCTGCTGACTTGGAGGGTATGCTTCCCACCGGTCCACAAGGTACAGCCGTAATTTTTTTAATTTATGTAATAGTGTTCCGGCTGTTATCCCTTTATATACTCCAATTTCAGCTCCGACAATATCAGCATTACTTGAATATAATTCACATATAACATCAGCTCTTGTTCTCATATTACCCCCACCCTGAATGAATTATAAATCATTATAGCACCACTCTGTTTAGCTGAATCCTCTGCAGAGCAATCTCCACGAAATGCGAACATAAAAGAAGCGTGTTGCAATATCCCTTGCTTAATTACTTCTGGAATACTTTCAGGTGTATCTCCATATCCTGCTTCATATTCAATCTGGATTCTTTCTAATCCTGTAGGTATTTCTGGAATGATAACAACAGCCGGCTCTGATACATTGTCAAACAGGTATTCTGTGATAGCTATTTCTTCTGGCTCTGTCGAAATTTCCCCTGAAATAAGTTTTATGCTGTTGATTTTGTTTACCGGCGAATACGGAAGATAATATTTATTTATCCCTCTGTTTAACCTGGTAAGGCTTCCGGTATATTTATCATCAGATGAAAACTGTCTTAACCATGTGGCAGTTATCAAAGTCCTGTTTAAATAATTACAGGCAAACTGACTTGCAGTTAACAACAAGGCATTGAGAAGAGCTTCTTCCGAAAGGTATTCAGAATCGGATGTCAATTTCAATCTGTCGGCAAATGTTGCTACATCAACAGCCGGTATATCTGGGTATGTTAATTGTTTTGTTTCTGCATACATAAACTGTTCCCCTTATAAGTTACTTTTCCGTACCCACGTTCTTCAAAAGTTCTGGCTAAATAATAAGGCATTTCCTCAATATTTGTTGCCCTTAATTTACCATATCCTCTATACAGTTTTATCCATACAGGCTCATCATCTGGAATATTCCCTACATTGCTGTTTACCGTATTATCAATGTCAATTTTATTTCCGTTCCCTTTTCCGTTTTGTGCTTCTGCTATAAGGACATCAACCCACCGCAATTTCGTCCGTCTTGTCAGCTGTCTGGTATAATAATGGTCGCCACCTTTTTCACTCCACCACCGCCCTGTCTTTGCGATATCACTATAACAGCAAAAACATTCTGTTTGAAAACTGCGTTGTGTTTTCCACTGCTTCGGAAAAATCTGATTATTCCACCGCTTTACTTTGCCAATCTGTATTTCTGATTTTTTTGCATCTTCCAATAAAATATTAAATACGTCTGGAGAACAGTACCTGTCATCATCATCTATGAAGTGTACCCATCCGTCTTTTACCTGTTCAAGTAATTTGTTGTTATAAAGATTATAAGGAGCTTTCCCAATATTACTTAAATGAGCTTCACCCCTTATAATTATATCGCCCTCTACATATTTATCTCTCGGGTCGTCAGTATGAACGACAACAATTTTATTATCCCAATCCAGAGCTTTTATACTCTGAATCAGGCTTTTAAAGCCGTTCGGCCTATTACTCGTTCGAATCAATATATAAAGGGCTTCTTTCATTTCGCCTATCCTTATGTAGAAAGGTCGTCGCTGAATATACCTTTAATAAAAGCAGAAGGTCTGTATACAGCAAGTGCAGCTCTGATTTCGCCGAGGATTGCTACTGCGTTCCTGACAAAATAATCACTGTGATGTTCTGACAGCCTTACAGTTGCCCCTTCTCTTTCCCACAACTGCGCTCCGATACCGAAAGCTCCGGTAAGGAATCTCCCTTCTTCCATAGCGGTTGTTTCAACAACTGGCACTCTCCATATCCTGGATATGCCACCGTCTGGTACAGTTACCCATACATACCTGAGGTCTGAACCTTTCAAGAGTTCAATATCACACCAGTCATTCGGATGCAGAATTACGGCAGTCGCGAAATATTCATTTACCCTTACGGCAGCAAAAGCTTTTCTCAAATGGTCAAGCTGTGTATCGTATTCATCAGGTGCGCCCATTGTTTCGACGCCTTCTGTGTTGTGCAGTCCTGTAAGCTCTCCGTCTACACCAGTACCGAACAGAACTTCGTCCTCATATTTCTTGAGAACTTTGTAAGTGAGCCTGTTGTCAATGTGTCCTGACAGCTGTGCCGAATCAGAAAGAACCTGTCTGGAAGCCGGAAGCCATGCCGATATAGTTTCAACCGGAGTTGTTATCGGAGTGAAAGCCATCTTCATCTGGTTCTTTCTATTTGTTTCACCGTTCTGTGATGCTGCTGAACCGCCGGCAAAGTCTGCTGTTTCTCTGAAATACTGGATTGCATTACTCATTGTCGGAGATACATTCATAATATCTCTGATTGTAAGAACCCTCTGCCCTTCGTCAAAGAACAGTCCTGCAACCCTTTCTGCAAACACCGGCGCTCTGCCTTCCGCATCGCCAACAAGGGCATCGGCAATTACTGCTTTCCTGAACAGACTACCTACTTCGATTGCTCCTGTTTCAAGTGATTTGGCAGCAATAGCATTTTTGAACTCTTCGCTTGTAACGAATCTCTGTCCTGCTGTAAGTAATTTTTTCTTTTCACTGCCGGAAGGTATTCTTGCAAACTTCGCTTCCAGTTTGTCAAACTTTTCCTCAAGTGACTTTTTTTCTGCTTCCAGTGATACAAGTTTTTTTCCTGTTTCATCAAGCAGTTTTGCTGTTTCCTCTTTGGCTTTTCCGAGTGATTTTACTTCCTCATCTCTTGTCTGAATGAGAGCTTCTATCTTTTTAGCAGAAGCATTAAGTTCGTCCTGCAATGCTTTAAAATCTTTTTCTTCCATGATTAACTCCTTATCTTATTTAATATTTGCTCAAAATAGGAATCCTGCATTTTATATAATCTGTCCACAATCGTGCTATCTAACGGCGACTGTTCGAGAGTGTCCTTTGACGGCTCTCCAATTATATTTTCAAGATTCAATATTATCGTTTTTAATTCTACCACTGTTTTATCAGAAATGGAAGTAGGTTTTAATGCTTCAATTAAACTTTTTACTCCGGTAATAACTGCATCCTCATTTGCGGCCATATCCACCGGACCGTATTCATATAATTTTAATTCCTTTAATATCCTGCCGGTTTTATCTGCTGTAGCATTTATTACTTCATAGGCAATAGACATTGTATCAATAACACCGTCTTTAATAAGTTCCAGAACTTCATCGCCTCTTGTTGTTTTTGAGATTTTGCTCTCTGTATAAAGGCCGGTATTGTCCTCCAGTATTTTAATAGGTATTCCGAGCGGTTGATAATGATTATAAAATACTTTTACTTTATCGCCTCTCTCTTTAAGTGTTTTTTTAAAAGCACCTTGAATAATAGTATCACCAACTCTGTCCTTGTTACCGAATGCAGAAGCATATCCAACAAGAGTCCTGCCTTCAACTTCTTCCGGTTTCAACTTAATATTCTTGTATTCCATAAAATCCTCCCTTAATCATATACAACAGCACACCGGCAGTTAATTATATTTCCTGCACTCCCCATCGGGTCTCCGGGGTACTTTAAATATTCTCCAGATACATAAAAATCTTCGTTTAATGGCACAGGGTCAACATCCGTGTGGTCATAATCAGAATTATCTCCGGCTCTGGTTCTTTCATCATTTACTGATATCCATTCTTTCATTGCCACAATACCGGATTCTTTTGCAACCTCAAGGCTTCCTGCGTTTGCTGCCGAATGTATTTCTGTTCTTGCTATCATAACCGCCCTGTATTTGCTCTCGATATCTCCAACGGTTAAAATATTTTTTGCTATTTCAGTATTCATAAGTTCATCTTTTATTCCAGATACAATAATGCTGTTTATTTTTTCAGTTGTTGCCTTTGATATCTGCGTAACTTTTTGTGCTGCATTTATCCTTGCAAACTTAATCATACTTTCTGCAAACGCTGTGTCCTTTTTTTCAAAAGAAACATATCCCTTACGCTCTTTAAGGTCTTTCCGTGTTATTTCTCCCATCGATGAGAACGACCTTACATAAAGCGTATATAATTCCTTCTCCAGACTTTCATTTATTTTCTGCACTGCCGGTTCAACCAGTCCTGAACTTTCATAAGCTGTGCTTGCTGTTTTAAAGCTCTGTTTAATCAGTCGTCTTATTTTGGTCTGGTAAATTAAAGATAGTCTTAATACAAGCCGTTCTTGTATCCTGCGTTTTAATTCCTTCTCTTTTCTGGTCATACGTATTTACAGCCCCAAACTGCTCCGGCAATATCCTGCCAATCATGAACTTCCCTTATACGTTTATTAAACGATATAGCTTCTTTTATGAATCTGGTATCGGAGTTGTTCTCTGTACCGGCATAAGCAATCGCTTCCATGTCTTTTGGGAAACACTTCCCTCCAAATCCTTTCTGCCCGTCTGGTGCAATTTTAGTATTCGTACCTATCCTGCTGTCATACATCAGCATAGAGCGAATTACTTCATAATTAATTCCCATGTCGCAGAATATTTCAGCCATTTGGTTTGACGCTGTTATCTGGAACGCAAGCAGACAATTACACAGATATTTATAGGCTTCTGCTTCCCATGAATCGACAATCAGGATATCTGTTCTTTCGTAACAGCCTTTCATAATTACTGCAAATAATTCTGATTCGTACCCATTACCGCCAATTACAACCCTGTTCGCATTTATCGTATCTTTCCACGGATTCTTTTCGGTTAAAAACTCCGGTATCATAACTATGTTCTGGTGATATTTTTCAGCCAATATTTTACAGGTATAAGGGACAACAGTAGACCGAATAGCAATATATTTGTTTTCCGGCAGTTGTTCCAGAACTTCCTCCAGATAAGATAAATCAATTTCACCGGACGGCTTAAAAGGTGTCGGCAAACACAAAAAAATGGCAGTACATTTGACTCCAATCTCGGTAATGGTTGAATTACTGTCTTTGTGCTTATCATAGCTTAAAACAGCGTATTTGCCCTTCTCCGTTAACAATCGAATAGTGTTACCGCCAACTACTCCGCACCCTATAACTCCGATATATTTATTTTCCATAAGCTTCCTCTGCCGGTTTATCACCACCCTGTATAAATTCATCGAAGTCCATATCTGCCGGCAAAAGTCCTGACGGCAAATAGCCTGTGTCCGCATTTGGCATAAGGTCTGTATTTACTCCAAGCCCGAGCCTTTGGTTTATCTGTGAAAAAGGAATTGACATATCGAACATTATTTTTGCTGATGCAAGTTTGTCTGTATAGCTTTCCTGTAATGCAGCTATTTTTGAAAGGTCTGCTTTAATTCTGACATTCGGGTCTTTCACCAACTGCCTGTTTATCTGGTTCTCTGTTTCCGATATTACCGGAAGCAATCCTTCCTGCCACAATATTTTTTTACCGATTTCAATATTAGCAAGAGTAGCGTTGTCCAGTATTCCTATCATAACCGGCTGTACTGAATAAGCAGAACAGATTTCTTCCCGAATCATTTTTCGTGACTGAATAAATGCAAGCTCTGTTGCTGTCTGTCCCATGCTCTGCCACTTCCCATTACCGACAACAAGCGGTCTGCCTCTGTCGCTTTCATCAAGTTGTTCTGATAGCCATTTCTTTGAAGCGTCATACTGTTTCTGGTCAATGTTTTCAAAGGTAAGCAGTCCAGAAGGTATCGCCATATTTTCAAGCATAGCTTTCTGCCATTTTTCTGCTTCCTCATCGATGTCAATAGCTCTGGCACAAGCCTGTAATGGCGGCATCCCATAATACAGATTATCGGCAGACGTATATTTCAAATGCAAAACTTCTTCCGGCCAAAGGTCTTTTGTTACACTGCCTTTATAATATTTGTACTTTGAAATAAGTGATGTGAGTCCTGCTGTTATTTCCATTCTGTCTGGAATTAACGGCCATACCTCTACAATCCTTCCTGCTGTATTCCTGATTATCGTTGAATAAAAATCACCACATAAATCTCTCTGGTATACTGACATTCTGATAATGTCTTTCCACCCAAAACTTTCATTCGGATTATCAATCAATGCCTGTAATTCGTGCCGTGGATTCGGCTCCCATTCATCTCCAACCCTCTGTTCAACTTGCCAATCCACCGAAGAAATATTATCGGCTCTTAATTTAACACAGGCGAATAGCCATGTTGACTTTTTAAAGCCATTCCTGGAAGCAGACGCAAGCGAGTAATCCGTGAATTTCGCCGGCTTCAATCCTGCCCTCATTAAATTATATGTCGTATAAGATTTCTTAAATGTCCTGCCGGTTTCTCTTTTGGTAAAGATATTAAAGGGATTTAAGTTCATATTGCCCCTCGCTTTTTTAAAATTATAGCACAATATATATTAACTGTAAAGTTTATGCTCTGCCTAACAATACCGGCTTACTATCTCCGGTTAACTCTGTCAATGCCCATACAGCAGCATCGAGGCGGTTAGGCGAAAATCCTGCTCCCTGTTCAAAGGTACAATATTCATCTTCAAGTTCCAGTAATGGGATACGATGAAATACTCTGCCTTGCTCATACAAAGCCGAAATAGGTTCTGCCCTTATAATTTTCCCTCTGGTAGCTGTTACCAGTTTAATCGGAAGATTCCTGTCGACATTCCTTATTGTTGATTCGACCATATCCCCTCCGTAATTCCGTTCGGCAGCAATACAGTCTGCTGACCATTTATAATAAGCTGTCGCTACTTCCATTGCCCATTCATTCGGTGTGCCATGACATGAATAATCGTCCAGAACATAATAAAACTCTCCGAGAACTCCGGCGACAACAATTCCTATCTCATCACCGGCAACAGAGCCGGAAGGGTCAACCCCGATAACGATACGTTCAAAAGGGACAGGACTTCCGTCAGACGTTTTCGGTATTCCGTATTTAATCCATGTACGCTTTATTAAAGTTCCTGAATCTTCTGAATAATTCCCTTCGAGAAACCTTGCCCTTTTCTCTGGAGACAGCAGGTTCAAGTTGCTTAAATAATCCTCTGAAATGTTGTCGAGATTGTCTGCCGGATTCATTTTAATATATGCGAAGTCTGCTTCTGGTACATCCCTTCCGTCTGGAAATTTCCGGAGATGAAACATTTGATAACCCCAGTGCTGTGTCGAAGGTGGATTATAGTCAATTAACATTTTACCATGTATTTTTTTTGAAGGGTTTAACCTGGTTATAAGTATTTCATATCCTGCGTAAGAGGTCTGACTGCCCTCATTTATATAAATAGTATCGTACTCATTACCGAGCATTTTTTCTGTTCGGTCTTTATCATCAAGTCCATTTATCCAGATAGTAGATTTATTCGGGAACTCATAAAACCAATCGGACCTGTTTAAAGTAACCTTTCCAGATATTCCCATAAGGCTTAAAACCTTTGGCATTGTTTCATAACAGATAGATTGTTTTGCATGGGCGAACCTGAACCGGCTTATAAGGTGTTTACTATTTGCGACACAGATTGCCCCTAATACCAGTACAAACAATATGATGAATGTTTTACCTGAACGGCTTCCCCCTTCAAGCAGTATCGTTTTGTTCTTTGCTATTACCGCCATGGCTTCTTTCTGTTTATCTGTTTTTTTTATTTTCTGGAGGTTTATCTGGTTAGATGACATCCAAGTCATCTTTGTCCACGTTGACCGTTATGCTGCCGGAATGTTCATGTTCAAACCTGTCATGCCAATCCTTACGGAATCTGTTTTTCATATTAAATATCCACATCGTAGGATTTACTTCTAACTTTCCTACTGTTCCGGCTCTGCCTATTTTCTCCCACCATGCCTGTGAACGTTCCAGTCCCTTTTTATAGGAGTCCGAAAACTCTGGATATTCTGCTATCCACCGGTAAAAAGTATCTTTGGCAATACCGATTTCTGCACATATTTCACAGACCGACCTTCCTTCTGCGAAAAGAGATAATATCCTGTCTGGAAACTTTGTATCATATTTAGTTGGTCTGCCTGTTTTCATTATTTTTTAGCCTCTTTAAAATCGGCATAAACCTTTTGTAAGTCTGTGCTTTTTATTTCAGGCTTTACCTGATTCAATACCATACCATAATTATTGGCTTTTTTCAACTTCTTCCAATCGATGTCAGTCCTTCTAATTAACGGAGTATCGAACTTCCTCCATGCGTCCTTTATAACGTGCTGTGGCCTTTTAAATCTCCGGTCAACAGTTACTACCTGTGGCCATACCCTTTCAAGGGAGCGAGCCATTAAAAGCCTTCCGTCACCCTTATACAGTGAATCAGTATTCCCACCTTTTACAGTCATCGTGTGCATTTTTTTAGTCAGGAAAATATTCATAGCTACAGTACACAGCCCTCCGGAAAGCATTTGTAGGCATAAATCTGTATCTTCATTGTATCTGCCTCTCCACCGGTAAGGGATATCATTGTT